TGGGAGGGTTTAGGGACAGGCAGAGATGCCTGTCTTTTTTTGTTTAATTTTTTTAAAAATAGAGTCTACCTTCAGTCTAAAGCATTTTTTCCCCTTATGCCATAGCTTTGTGCCACTTTTTAAACTGTCCACTATTGCCCCTATTACCCTATTGTCCGATGTATATTATGAATAACAACAGCACTTCTCCCAATGCTAACCAAAACCCTAATACTTCCACAATCTGCACAGGATGACAGAATAGGAACAATTAAAAAATATCAATTTGACAATGGTTATGGAGCATCGGTTGCTTGCCATACTGGTTCATACGGCGGCGACGAAGGACTTTTTGAAGTGGCATTAACTGACGACAGCGGCGACGTTATAACATCCCCTAACGATCCTACCAGTAAATGGCAGGACGTTAAAGGTTATCTCACGGAGTCGGAAGTCGATGCTCTTTTACTTGAGATATTTGATTACTGAATTTCTTAACATTTGGGGGGTTTACATCCCTCCAAATATGCTATACTTAAAACAAGTCAAACAACTTTCTCCCAATGACTCAAACAACTCTCGGATTAAAATCATTCTTCAACGGTGATCCTCTCACACTTGAAGAGCATAAAATGCTTCCTTATCGCATTACAACATTAGGTAAGGAGAATGAGGAGACAATCTCCAGAATTGAAAACACTACTTGGTTAACTGAATTGGTTGACGAGTACGGCGAAGATCCCGACGAATATGAGTCAGAGATCGAAGAAGTAGTTGAGATGCTAATCGACGGCGAAACAATTAGAGACGATGTTGAGGCATACGTCGATGATACCCGTTTCGGTGTTGAGGAGTTAGTCAACTTCAAAGCATATACTGAGGCGTGTGAAGAGTGGACTCTTCACGTTGTCGATGCTTTCATAGAGATATGGAGCGTTGACGACGTTGAGCACGTAGGCGATGCTTTTTATGGTCACTTCGACAGCGTTGAGGACTTCGTTGAGGACTACTTAGACCAGACAGGAGACTCACTTCCAACTTGGGTGTGTGTAGACTATGAACGCACTTGGGACTCTGCACTTCGCTTTGACTTCGACTTTGACGAGGACAATGGCATTATGTGGTTGTGTAACTGGTAGTCGTTAGTCAGGCATACGTCTCAAACAGGTAGACGTATGCCACTTGACACAGTGGCACAGTGGGTGAGTATTTTTGCAGTGTTTGGGGGGTGCGGCGTTTGCCCCCTTGGGGCGTTAAAAACGTAAGGTACCATTAAGCTATAAACGACCCAGATCGACCTCTCAATATAAAACAAGAAAGATTTACAATAGGGGTACAGAAATTTTTTCGCTGTGTAAAAATGCTCACAGGGTCGCACGTGCGAAAGATTCGCAATTGCTATATAATGCAAAAAGGAAATCCATTGGTATGAGAAAAAATTCCGAGCAAAATATTTGCCCCATAGAGATTGATCCAGTAACTGATGAGTATAAGATAAGAATACCTGAGTGGTTATTAAATGATATGGGATGGTATGAAGGTATGGAGTTACAATGGATACAAGACTCAGACATTATTTGTATAGAAGAAGCAGAATGAGTACTTTTCACATATACTTAAATAATCGTTGTTTGTTTAAGGATTTGAATGAAGAAGAGTTTGATGTGATATGGGGAAGATTATACAGATCATACTATAAGGAAGAGATAACATATACAGAGATTACGGATACCCCTAATGAACAATACATTGAAGCATCTTATTGACAATATAACTATATTGATGTATGATATGAGAGTAATTACAACATATTATGGCAAAAGGATTTACAGTTAAAGCGAAATCACCGATTGCTGCAAAACCCAAAAAAGAACCAGAATGGGATTTTGATAAAGCAAGAGAACTAGTTAAAGGTAAGACAGTTGTATTCTGTTTACCAGGTCGTGGTGTTTCGTATCAGTTTTTAAAGAGTTTTGTACAATTATGCTTTGATCTTGTCCAAAGTGGTGCTGCCATCCAAATTAGTCAAGATTATTCTTCAATGGTCAACTTTGCAAGATGTAAGTGTTTAGGTGCAAATGTCTTACGTGGACCAAATCAGAAACCTTGGGATGGTAATCTAAAGTATGATTATCAACTATGGATTGATTCTGATATAGTTTTCAATACTGAGAAGTTCTATCAGTTGGTTCTAATGGATAAGGATATTGCTGGTGGATGGTATTGTACAGAGGATGGTAAGACAACTTCTGTTGCACATTGGTTAGACGAAGATGATTTCAGAACTAATGGTGGTGTAATGAATCACGAAACCATTGATAGTATCAGTAAGCGTAAGAAACCTTTTACTGTTGATTATACTGGGTTTGGTTGGTTATTAATCAAGAACGGTGTATTTGAACACGAAGGTCTACCTTATCCTTGGTTTGCTCCAAAGATGCAGGTATTTGAATCGGGTGAGGTTCAGGATATGTGCGGAGAAGATGTTTCGTTCTGCTTGGATGCGAAAGAAGCAGGCTTTGAAATCTGGTGCGATCCTCGTGTCAGAGTTGGTCACGAGAAAACAAGGATTATATAGAATGGCTAGCAGATATAACATATTACGCAATGGTAAGGTTATATTTGAGGACTTAGGGCAAATAGAGTGCTTCAATATAATGGAGGACTTAGCAGTGGAGTATTATCAAACAGGTACTCCACATCCTGATGAAATTACTTACGAAATTATGGAGGACTAAATGGCAATTAAATTCAAGGCAGGAATAGGTGGCGGTACTTATGTTGAGTCACGCCCGAAAAAGACTCGTCAAGGAAGAGGTAAACACTCTAAATATACGGCAACATCTCGTAACTCGGCTCGTAAAAGATATAGAGGACAAGGACGTTGAGCACTTTAATAACGAACCTTCCTTCGACTAAGGTTTACGTAAGAAAAGAATACTTACGTGATTTAAATGATGGATTTGGTGAGTTTGTAGAGGGCGTTTGGGTATCGGCAAAATCGATACCTGGACGTGCTTTTTATTTTGAGACGTATTTACCCGAATATGGGGCACTTTTTGATAAATTACCAATAAGTGCGTTTGTTTCATCTCCAGAAACACCAGATCCAGACCTAGATTTACCAAATTTACAGTTTTGGAACTGTATGGACTATGGTATAGCAAACATTTGCAAGCAGTTTGTTGGTTCAATGGAGTGGGAAGTGCGAACAAGACACTTTGGTACACTCAAAGGAGAGTATTTGTGCACTTTAGACAACTATCATGCTGATCCTGACGTGGTTGACTACTCAACTAGTGAGGTTCCGCAAGAACATAAGTCATTTAACCTGATTGAATTGGAAAATGGGCAGTATGCATTGTATCCAAACAACCGTTGTAGAGTGTATGACATCTCACTTACACCTCAAGAGGCAAAAATACCTGATTTTAAGGTCTCTACTGAGTATTATCAGGTCGAAAATGGAGTAAAATGGGGCAGATTGGGTGATTGTGACGACTATTTTTGGAAAACACCCGACGAAGAATAAAATGTTAACAAACGCTATAAATAAACATATAAAAATGTATATAATATGGCGATTAAACGCACATCAAGGGGATTTAAGGACATAAGTTTGTCCTTTTTGCCTCATCCAGTCACAAATGACCTTCCAATTCTATTGAATGAAAGGGCAATTACACGTTCTGTGCGTAATATTGTCGAAACAATACCAACTGAGAGGTATTTTGACTCCCTTTTTGGTACTGATGTACGTGATAGTCTATTTGAAAACTTTACAAACTCAACAGTTACTATTCTTACTGACCAAATTAAAACTAGTATTAATAATTACGAACCAAGAGTGAATAATATTAATCTAGAAGTGAATGGTAAACCTGATTTAAACACTATAGAGATTGTAATATTCTTTGATATCGTTGGATTAAACGTTCCTACACAATCATTTTCATTCATAGTAGAACCCACTAGGTAATATGCCCTTTACACAGTTTACAAATTTAGACTTTGATCAAATAAAAGTTCAAATTAAGGATCATCTCCGATCAAACTCAAATTTTACTGATTTTGACTTTGAAGGTTCTAACTTTTCGGTCTTAATTGATACTTTAGCGTACAATACCTACATTAATGCGTTCAATGCAAACCTAATTGTCAATGAATCCTTCCTAGATTCAGCGACTGTAAGGGAAAATGTGGTTTCTTTGGCACGAAATATAGGTTATATACCCCGTTCTAAGACTGCAGCAGTTGCTAGAATCAAAATTGAACCCGTTGAACTTGAAGATCCTACTAATATTCCTTATATAAGACTCAGACCAGGATTAGTTTGTGTTGGTACATCAAATAATACAACTTACAGATTCTCTCTTCCCGAAGAAATTACATCAATACGTAAAGATGCTAATGGAAAATACGTATTTGATGAGATAGATGTATTTGAAGGTACATTTTTAACTTCAAGATTTGGTGTTATTTCACCAAAAACAACTCAACAAAGGTTTATTTTAGATAATTCTAATATTGATACTACTACAATTAGAGTTAAAGTTGGTCAGCCAGGTTTAGTTGGTAGATCATATAATGCTGTTGATAATATTTTATCTTTAAATAAGAATTCTGAGATATATTTACTCCAAGAAATTCAAGATGAGAAATATGAAATGTTATTTGGTGATGGATTATTTGGAAAACAATTAAGTGATGGTGATATAATCAATGTTTCATACATTATAACAGA